GGCGTGGGAAGATGCAAAAGGCAAGATAAGCGAGGCTGCTTTTCTGGAGTATATCAACGCTAAAAAGATATGCTGCGTAAAAGTAACCGCAAATAAGCTCTACGATTGGCAGCGCAAATTTAAAAAAGGAGGCCTTGACGCGCTAGTGGACGAGCGGGATAATAATAAGACCCTAAAGCTTGACGCGCTAGGTCTTGCGCCGCTTTGCGTAGAGCTGATACTTGCATGCGGCGGTATGGGCAAGGTAGATATAACAAACATCTACAAAGCAATAAATTATCACGCGGCAAAAAACTCTCTCATAAACTTTGAGGATTTTCAAGGCAAAAGAGACGAGATTGTAAGCTATGAGGTAGTAAATCGCTTCGTAAACAACTATCTAAGCAAAAACAAGCTGGTAAAAAACATCATCCTTTACGGCGAGGATGGAGCGGTCGGTCGCGGCTTACCGGCTCTTGGCATCAGTAACTACGCCGTAAGCACGATAAACGAGGTCGTGGAAATAGACGGAAGTCCGCTGGATCTAATCTGCAACGCTAGCGAGCTTTGCGAGCTAATCGGCTGGCAAAACGTCAGCACTATCTTTAAAGACAAAGACGAATTTCAAAACTATGTAAAAGAGTGGCAAAAGCGCTACACCATCATTGCCCTAATCGATACGTATAGCGGGGTAGCGACTTTTCACATCAGCGATAGTGAAAATTCTCTCTCTATTGCTAGAGCCGTTGCCAAATATATCGTGCGCTACGGTAAGCCGAAAGTTATCAAGGGCGATAACGGCAAAGCTTTCAAGAGCGAGTATATGCGCGAAGTCTTAGGCGCGCTTGAGATCGAGTATAAAGCCGTGCGTGCTTATAGCGGCTGGCTCAAGCCATACGTAGAGCGAAATTTTAGAGCCTTGCAGCATAGCTTCAGCGCAAATTTGGCGGGCTTCATCGGACACAATATCTCGCAGCGCCAAGCTATAGAGTTTTTTCGCTCTAAAAAAGAGCGTCGCCTAAAAAGAGGCTACAAGACGAATCTAACGATGCTAAAAAACCTAAGCGAGGTGCAAGAGCTGATGGATATGTATGCAGAAAAATTTCTAAACACCCGCTACCTTGAGCGCCTTGATACTACCTGCGCAGCTGCGTATAGCGCAAAGATAGGCGATGCTGTGTATATGGACGCTCTAAGCATCAGCGCGCGTCTTGGCGGACGAGAGCTGAAACATGTGCATAAAAAAGGCATTAGCCTAGGCGGCGTGAGGTTTTACAGCGTGGAGATGTACGGGCTTGAGCGCGTATGGGTTAGCAAAAACGTCAATAATATAAACGAGTGCTTTTTGTGGAGCGAGGATAACAAATTTATCGGTGTTGCCTCTACGCTTGATTTGGATGAGGGAGTAAGCGCCGAGGAGGCCAAAAGCGCGCAAAAGCTATTTAGCAAGCGCCTAAAAGAGACCAAAAAGCAGATGGACGCTGCATCGATCGCACACCGAGCGGATTTTGAGCAGATAGTGCGCATGGTAGAAGCTAAGCCCGCCGCAATGCCTAAGCCGCAAGCGGCGAATAACGAAAGCAGGCTAATAGATGCTGCGCTAAAAGGAGCTAAAAGTTTGAACTCTAACGCAGCTTTGAGCGATGAAATTTTAAGTGCGCAAGCTACGCAGCGCAAGACAGAGCGCAAGATAAAGAGCTTTGAGGAAGTAGTCTGCGGATAAGGCGCTTTTAAAGGGCATAAAATGCTTTTTAAAAGCCCCTTTATGGGCAAAGGAGAAAATATGCAAGAGATTATATCTAAGCTCAACGAATTCTTAGAAGGCGGAAGCGTGAGTATGAGTGCGCTTGCGCGAGCTTTGGGCATTAGCCCGGGAGCGATAAGTCAGTTTCGAGCGGGCAAATACAAGGGCGATAATGCGGCGATCGCAGCCAAGATAGACGCCTATATCGATGCTAGCGCCAAAAAAGCAAAAGAGTTTGCCGCCTCGCCCGCGCGAGATGAAATTTTCAATTCACGGGACTACAAGATGGCGAATTTCGTCATCTCCGAAGCCGTAGGCGAGCGCGAGATAGCTTTGCTTTACGGCACCGCAGGTAGCGGCAAGAGCACGATACTACGCGACTTTGCCGCCAAAAATCCTAACGCGGTGCTAATTGAGGCTACTTGCCACACCAACGCTAACGCTTTGCTTGGCGAGCTATGCGAAGCGTTAAGGCTGGAAGCCGCAGGCAGCGCGAATGCCAAATTAAAAGCGATTTCAAGCTTCTTAAAAACCGCCGATAAGGTGCTGCTAATCGACGAAGCCGAGCATCTGCCTCTAAGAGCGCTTGAGGATCTACGCAGAATTTACGATTTTTCGAGTACGCCGCTAATTTTAGCAGGCACGGAGATTTTGCTAAAGAATTTAGTGGGGCGCAATAAGGAGCTTAGGCAGCTATATAGCCGCATTTGCGGCAAATGGGCTATGCAGGGGCTCAGTAAAGAGGAGAGCGATGCCTTTTACGGCACGGGGATCTTCGCTCACGCCAAAGGCAACTTCCGCGCATCCGAAAAGTTGCACAAAAAGTCGGTCCGCCTAGCGGCTCTTAACGGCTGCGCCGTAGGCGAGGAGATCATAGCTAGGGCCTGCGGCATGGTGATTTTATAAGGAGGAAGTGATGAAAGCTTATGAGAGTATGAAGCTAAGCGATCTAAAAGCCTGCAAAGATGAGATCATAATCGCGCACTCATTCATTCTGTTTCGCACGCCGCGGGGCTGGATCGCAAAGAGAAGACACCGCGAGAGCATAACGGTGCCGATCCCGCACTTCCGCCGCGGGCTTGGAACGATCTGGAGCTAGGCGGCTTTGATTTTAAATGGCGCCCCACGCGGGCGTCTTATAAAGTCAAATAAAGGAGCGGATATGAAATTTCCAAAAGAGCTTGAAGCAAAACGCACCAAGTGCATCGTCTATACTCGCGTGATGGGCTACCTGCGCCCGGTAGAGAGCTTCAATATTGGTAAAGTGGGCGAACACAAAGAACGTGTGCTATTTGAAGAGAAAAAAAGATGAGAGCCACACTAAGTAGGCGCGATAAGCGGAAGCAAAAGGAAGGGTGAAATGCAAAGAATTCAGGGCTACCGTACGGACAAGGTATGCGCCGAGCGGGCGAGGATGCTAAAGGGCGATGCGGACGTAGCTTACCGCGAGCTTGCGGCGATGCTAGGCATCAGCGTCGAGCGCGTCGCGATGATAGAGCGCACGGCGCTTGCGAAGCTTAGGCACCCGAAAAATCGCAAGAAGTGGATGGAGATATTTGAAACCATCGCCGAACTTGAGCGCTGCGAAGCTCAAAGGCTCGGTAGCGGCTGGAGCCTGAAAGGAACGAAGAATTGAAGCTAAAGGATTTGATAAACCTAAGCGCGCAGGATTATAGCGCCGCAGCTCTGCGTGAATTACACGCAAAGATGAGCGCCACCGTGCCTGATATGGTAAGCGTAGGTCTTCGCTCGGTGCGTCGCGACGAGATAAGAGACGGGGAGCTTGTAAAGGGCTGGGCATTTTACGTGGGCTTTTGCTACGGAGATAAAAAGCCTTGTGCCGAAATCGCGAGCTTCGGTAGGCTTCACATTTGCGCCGATGAAACTATGGCGGCAGATCCGTATATAGAAAAGATTTTAAGGCATTTAAAAGAGCCTTAATAACGCCCAAAGCTTTTAATGGAGCTTTTAAATTTAAAAATTCCATTAAGCGCTTAATGAGCTCAAAGTGCGGCAGAGGAGTTATATCAATAGCTCAAGGTGGGTAAAGCCCTGAAAAATCAAAAGAAAGGTCGAAGAAATGACGATAGTAAATAGCGATATAGATGTCTTAGTTGACGCCTTGCGAAGCTTAGGTGCAGGAGCGCTTTTAGGCGCAGCCGCAGAAAATTTAAAAGAAGCCATAAGGGCGGTGCAGATTACGGGGAAAACAGCCGGGGTAACGATAAAAATAAGCGTGAAATCCGATCCCAATTCCGAGGGTGAGGTGCTGGTTTTTGGAACTACTAGCGCAAGCCTTCCAAAAGAGCCCGTAAAAGCTAGATTTTATGTGTCAAACGAGCTATTACCGGTGCGAAATGCGCCTAATCAGCTCGTAATGAAAATGTAAATTTTAAAAAGGATAGAAAATGCAAGAGGAAGAAAACAAATATGTGGTGCCGAGCGTTTCGGTGGACGAGGCTAAAAGAGCGATAATAGTTCACAAAAGCTACGATATTGACCAGAAGCTACTCAAAGAGCCGTTAAGAAATAGCTACACCATAAATGCTTTAGATGTAGATAGCTTCGTTGATCTAGTCAATGAATATAAAGAGCCTAGCTCAAAGCTATTTTTCGACGATAAAAGCATAAAGTGCATCGTCGATTTTAATTCTAAAGATAAGGCTGAGTTTTGTGAAAAGCGCATAAATCTGGGCTTAGGTGTTACGCCGTTTTTCTACACATTTAACAAAAACGTAGGCGAAACCCTAGGTCAGCGCGAGTTTGTATTTTTGTTAAAGAGCTTATTTATGTTTATTTCAGACATAGACGGCAAGGCAAACGACGATATGGACGTAATCGAGCTAGCCGAAAGCCTGCAAGCGGTTAAGAAATTCGACAGCGTGCAGAAAAACACTAGCTCAAAAATTAGCCTAGACGTCGAGATCAAATCGGGTGCGAAAGAGACCATCGCTATACCAAAGACGATCACTTTTACGCTACCGGTTTATGAGGCCGATACGGAGATTAGAGGGAAATTCGAGTGCGAGCTTTTCGTAAGTATCGATGAGGAGAGGTTCGGTCTAAAGCTAGTGTGCTATACGGCGGAGGTTTCAAGGCGTGAGGTGTTAAGCAAGATAGTATCAAAGATCAGCGAGCGCTGCGAAGGGGTAAAAGCCTATAAAGCCAGCATAAATTAATTTTACAGAGCCCTTTTTAAGGGCTCGATAAAGTTAAATTTAAAAGAAAGGAGAAAAGATGGACAAACGAACGGCAAGGCTTTGCTTCGTAAGCTCACCGTATGCAAGCATCCCGTGCAAGCATGAGCGAGATCGCGGCTACTACGCCCGCAAGCTTGCCGAGCAAGCCTGCGCCGTAGTCAGAGCTAACGGCTACGAACCCATAAGCCCGGTGCTTGCATGGCTAGGCGTATACAGCGAACTGGAGCGAGATCGCATAATGAAAAACTGCGAGGAGCTCCTCTCGGTATGCAGCTACTACTACTTTTTTGCCTGCGAAGGCAGCGAAAATAGCAAAGGTATGGCTTACGAGCGAGAGCTTGCAAGGCAGCTCGGCGTAAATGAGCTGAAATTCAGCCTTTTCGACTAAAGGGCATGTGGTGCGGATCGTAAAGAAGAATAAAAACAACCTTCCGATCTGCCTAAGATACGGCTATGTGCTGAGTTATGGCCTAGCCAAAAGATTTAAAATTTTAGGAGAAAAACTATGGAGATCAAAAACTTCGCAGACGTCGATAACGCGCTAAAGCGAGTATGTGAGCTTGAGGTGGCTTTGACCGATATAAACGGAGAGATAACGCTAAAGTGCAACGAGATCAAGGACGCACAAAAAGCCCGGGTCGAGAAGCTTGATAGCGAAAAGAAATATATCGAAGCTCAAATCACCGCATTTTGTGAGAGCAATAAAGCAGAATTCGCTGAAAAGCGCAGCAAGGATTTCACCTTTGGCAAGATCGGCTATAAACTAAGCAAGAGCGTAAGCTTGCCGCGCATCAAAGAAAAGGTCGAAAAGCTCATCAAAGCGCTAAAGAGCTATAAGCTTGATGATTGTATATCCTACGAGGAGACTATCAACAAAGACGCGATCTGCGAGCTTGATGACGCAAGCCTCGTTAAGCTTGGGCTAAAGCGCACGGTGAAAGATAACTTCCGCATAGAGACTAAGATAGAAAATTTGCAAAGCGCAAATGTCTAAAGCTTTAACAGAAAGCCCTATTCAAGGGCTTTTGATTAAGGTTTTACGAAGCGAAATTTTGGTAGAATATCGCATCTTTTGAAACGGGAGAAAAATTCCGTTCGTTGAAATCATCAGGGAGAGGAAATGGCAGAAGCAAGCGACAATCTGATTAAGCAGACCTGCAAGCGGCTGGGGCTTACTTATAAGCAGCTGGGAGAGCTGATAGGATACGGAGAAGAAGCCGTAAGTAAGGCGGCTCGCACTGGCGCTGTTTCGGCGGCTATGAATAGAGCTTTATCACTTTATCTTGAAAATTTAAATCTAAAAAACAAACTTAAGCTACTAGACGATTTAAGCATCATTATTAAACAGCTTTCGAAATAGGCGTAAAATTTACGCCTATTTTCACGCTAATAACAAATATTTTACTTTAATTTCTTGACATATAACGTATAATTTTGGTATTATGTTCATATCAAAACAGATAAAATACGTTTTGATAGAAAGGATTTAAAATGAACACGGTCGTAAATTTTAACGGCTTAAATTTAGAGGTGCTTGAGTTTGACGATACTTGGGCTTTATCAAACAGACAAGTTGCCGATGGTTTCGGAGTAAGTGAGGAGGCGATCCGCCAGCAAAAATCGCGCGGGGAATACAAATATGGTATTCATTTTTTCACAGAGCGCGTGAAGCACGACGGAATGGGCGGTGTGACAATTTGTCACGGGGGTGTAGATACGCAAGAAATGACTTTTTGGACTAAAAAAGGCGTCATCACATTGGGTTTCAAGCTACGCGAGACGCCTCAAACTATCGCCTTTAGAGATTGGGCGAGTGACTTTATATTAAAATCGAGTGATATTATATCTAAATCCAACCCATATTTAGATAAACTAGTTGATAATATGGGCATCCTAAACGAAAAGATAGATAAGCTTCAGGCTAAAAACTCCGCTCTTGCGGGTGAGCTGATCGAAGCTAGCCGCAAATACACCGCCGCGCTCGAGCGCGAAAACGCCCTATTGCGTCGCGATGCCGAAGGAGCCGGGCAGCTGCTTAAGAAGTCCACCAAGCTAAGCGAAGCGGAGAGAGATGAAGTAGCAAGGCTGTATGAAAGCGGGCTATCGCAGGCGCAGATATGCCGCAGGCTCGGTCGCAGTGATACGGCGGTACGAAACGCGATAAGATCTCGCAGTTTAGGCAGCGCGAGCGGACTTTTCAGAGGTGCGCTATGAGGGAGGTAAGTATTGCTTATATCGATGCGGCGGATAGGGCAAGGGATATGCTTTTATGCCTAGGCGTTTTAATGCAAGGTCTTGGCTTAGTATGCGAGAATTACGAAAGCCCGAGCGGGCTAAAAGAAGCGCTCTATCTTTTAAGCAGATCCTGCGACGGCGCAAGCGACGATATGGCTCGAGCGAAAGCTGAGGGGCTACAGCCTGCTAAGGCATAAAATAACTTCATTGGGGCGAGAGATCGCCCCTGTTAAAAATTCCGCCCGTTTTTGCTAAAATTCCACGTAAATTTTCAAGGCATAAAAATGACTAAATCTCAAGAGATCTATCGCAAGCAGCTTCTAACCCGCATTCACACCGCCCCCTTATATAAGCAAATAAAGGCGGCGGATGCGTGGGAGGATTGGCTCGGCTTTCGCTTCGGCGTCTATAGCTGCAAGGAGCTAAGTATAAGCGAGCTTGAGCGCGCGCTTGATATTTTATGTGGTCGTGCGCAGGATGGGACAGACTTCAAGCCCGACATATTGGGGCGAAATTTGATCTACAATGCAAGTGCGGATCGTGCGAGCGCGACAAAGCGAAGCGGAAAGGACGCAAAGTCCGCCGCCAAAAGGATAAGCCCGTCGCAGTTTGCTCGCATAAGCGCGCTTGTCGCCCACCTTGGTATGGACGAGCGAGGGCTTTTGGGCTTTACGATGCGGCAGTGTAAAATTTTACTCGGCAAAAAGGAGCAGCTGGCAAAGCTAAGCGCGGCAAACGCAAGCAAGCTAATCACCGGGCTAAGCAAGATCGCACAATTTCGCGCCAGTAAAGGGCAAGTATGATCTGCCCGAAGTGTGCCTACGAAAAAACCTGCGTCATAGCCACGATCAAAAGCACTACGGTGCAGCGTTGGCGCAAATGCCCCAAATGCGGCACCAGCTTCTGTACGATAGAAATTTTAAAAACCGACGAGGAGCTAAATAGATATGCAAAAGAGGCTCTGAAAGAGAAATTAAACCGCCCCGAATAATCCCATAAAATCATAAAAACTCTACTTTACCGCCTTTTCTATTTCACGGATTAGATAGCTTTCTATATCGTTTTGTAGCGAGGGCAGCAGCGCTCCGCTTTTATCTATCGGCAGAAACGGACGAGCAGGGATATAGATGCCCCGACCCCAGCCGTTATGTGAGCCGAATTGATGCGTTAGCCCGTAAGGAAAGCCCTCATTTGAGCTATTATTACTTATCGTTACGCTGGTTTCGCTTGCCTCGACATTCCATCGATCCGCTAAATTTCCGCTTAGACGCAAAATTTTCTTGCTGCCGCCGGCGCCGAATTTTGCTAAAAACACGCGGTTCCGCGCTCTTGCGCCTTTAGGTGCGCCACTTTTTCTCATATATGCTATGGCGGTATTTGCGCTAAGAGGCGCCCACGCCTGTCCGAATGGGCTGCGCTCTCGCTCGAAGCTTAGCTCTATCTGCAGCTTTACCTTTTCGCCGATACTTGATAGCTTGCTTTTCATCTGCGCTCCGCTTAGGCTATTTTGCAGCGCCGTAAGCTTTGCCTCTATCTCCTCCATCCCCGTGATTTTTATTGACATAAAATACCCTTTATGATATAATCGGCACAAATCAAGTAGGCTATGCGGCGAGTGTGGTAAAGCTGGCAGGCGAAAGCTTGCGTATGTCGGTTCGAGTCCGAACCTACTTGATTTTAATATATCTTTTATTCTTTACAATGCTCTTATAACTATCTTTTGGCATTTTACTAATCGTTGCTATAAAATTGTCCGTCCTAAATTTTTTAAGAACATAATCTAAATTTACAGCTACGTAGTTTATCGTTCCATCATCTTGCAAGCTTTCGTAAAAATATATTAAATTTTTATTCTCCGTATCATAAAACACGTGTTTTGCTTTATCTAGTACGCCTACGACAGCCTTAATCTCATTCGCGTTCGGTTTTCTATTTTGCGGTTTCGCATCTCTATTGATATGCTCAATCGTATTTTGATAGATCGCAATGCTTTCGGCTTGCGGCAGGGTATCCAAGCTTTTTAATGCGGCTTTGATTTTAGGCTTTAATACACCTACTTGAGCGATCTGATAAGTCTTATCTTTGATGATATTGCCCGCAAGTACGGCATCTACCATCGCATCAAGCCCTTTTTGCCAAACGTAAAGATCGCGCTTATGCGAAAAGTCCTTTAAATCATCTTTAACCGCCTTTTTAACGCCTTTTGAAACCGCGCGACTTTTGTTAAGCTTAGCCAACTTCTCTGTTAAAATTTTATCTAAATTGTCCGTCTTGCCGACGTTATAAGCCCAATCGGGATGGATTTTAGTGGGCGGGATATCCTCCGCTATGCTCCAGCCCTCTCGCCGCAGATCGTCGTCATCTACCGCCTGCACCTTGCAGCGACAGTTCCAGCCGTTCGGCGGATAGCCCTTATCCCAAAACGGATGGTTTTTAGGCAGTATCAGCCCGTGCAGCGCGCGGTGACTCGCCCTGGTGCGATCATCCAGCACCGCGACATAACGAAAATACGGCAGATCCGAGCTCATCTGGCTTTGGTAACGCGCTGCGGCATAGGCTACTCGCATATTAGTATTATAGATATTTTTTAATCGCCTGTCGCCGACGTAAATTTGCTTTTGCTCGCCCGTTTTCGGATCGGTTACAACTACGTCTCCGAGCCAGCCTTTGCGTGCTAGAGTATCTTTGATGCCACGCTTCCATTCATCAAATCCTTGCCCCTTTTGCGCGGCAAGAGCTAGGCTTTCTTGAATATCTTTTAGAAGGTCTAGCCTCGTGATCTTTGCAACCGTAAAGACGCGATGATGAACCTCGTGCATAATCTCGTCATAATCGAAATGAAGTTCCGCCCGTTTCTTTTTGATATATTTTACGACCTGCTGCGGCGGAGCAAAAAAGCTAATATTCATCGTCGTCCGCGCCTAAAATTTCAGCGTTTGCTATGACCCGAAATAGCTCCTCCTCCAGGGCATCGAGTTTAAAACCTAGCGGATTTTTTGCAAGTATCTCATAAGCCTGCTCGTAGGTTTGGGCTTTATCCACCACGCTTCTTACGTATGATGAAATTTGCGAGCTTGCGGCGCTAAAATCGTGCTGCGCGGTTTGCCTCTCTATCTCGGTGAGATATTTAGCCGCACCGGCAGAGTTTTTCTCTGCGCCTATGCGCCCGTTTGATCCGTCGCCCTCTTTCGCGTCCGTAGCTTTTGCGCTTGGCGGCAGGTCAAATTCCTTTGCCATATCTTGCGGGCTCATCTCGTATCCTAGTTCATGCAAAATTTGAAGCATCTGTGCGCGCTGGAGCAGATCCACATCCTTTTCGATTTGAATGTTTAGATTTGCTCTTTTGCCAAGACGCGCATATATTCGCTCGACTAAGCGGCTTGCGAATTTCACGTCTGCAGCGACTATCTCGGCGCGGTTTTGCTCGTGGGTTTTGCTCATTGCGTAGCTGCCGCTTTGTGCGGTGTTTGCGTTGGAACTAAGCACCGAGCCGTTTATTACTTTGGCTATCTCGGCGTCGCAATAGCGCACAAACTCCATAAAGTCGGCTTGGCTTCCTCTACCCTCAAGCACTTTGATAATGTCGTTCGGACCTAGCACCGCGTAACTGCCACTTTTGATACCCTCAAGCGCTTCAGCCATTTGTGTGATGACGTTTTCGTCTCCGCTTGAGCTATTGCCGATGAGCGGCGGCACGCCTAAGAATTCCACAAATTTAAGATAATGGCTAAGTACGAAATGTTTGGCAAACACCAGCCATAAAATTTTAAGCAGCGCCGGATCTTCCTGCCTCACTACTATAAAAAACGGCTCTTTGGCTTCAATATCGCGTGAGCCTATCCGCAGATAAGGCTTGTTTTCTACGATATTAATATATATTCTATCTACTACGTCAAATTTTATGTTCGCGTCCTCGTCCGCATATACTTCAAGAATACCTAGCCCGAAAAGCCTTGCCTGCAAACCAGCCTTTATGATTTGCTCGATATTTTCGTTTTGATCCTCGCCTAGATCGTGGGTAAAAAATTTATTCTCTACCGAGCTTATACGCTTTTCTATTTCAGCCCCTACGGCGCTATCTTTATCCATTATGAGAGAAAAAGCGGGGAATAGATAATTCTGCTGCTTGGTAAGCAGTGCAGCGCGGATCTTAGAGGGACTTAGCTCTACATATCCCGCTACGTCGGTCTTGGAATAAGCCCCCTTGGGTCTTAAAAGCTTAATGAGCGATCTTAAATCTTGTTTTTTCATCTATCATCCTTAAATTTCATTTGCGTGCGTTTTAAGCGCTTTTAGCCTCTTGGGCGGTAAATCACACGTCCAAAAATATTTAAACGCTTTTAAACGGCTTTTAAAAGCGTTTAAACGGCATTGTTCTTATTATCTCTGCAACATATCTTTTATCATATCGCGTTTGCGCTTTCGCTCTTTGATGATCTGGCTAGCCTTCGCATAATCAAACGCCGGCACCTTTGCGATACGCCATGCCATCTCTAGCGCATCCAGACCGTCATCATGCGCGCTTTTAGGGTAGGTATCAAGCTCGTCTATAAAAACGAGCGAGTTTTTATCGCTTAAAATTACGCCGTTATTTATAGGCGGGGTTAGGCTATCTATGCGAAGCTGCTTAGGCACGCTATTTTTAAGCTCTATGATAGGCAGATAAAGCCCCAGTTCGCGGGCTTTTTTATCGAGCATATCCTTAAAAAACTCCTGAAACTGAATAGTTTCGATCGCGATTTTAAGCGGGCGGTTAAGCCGTAAAATTTCAAGCGCCGCTGCTATGATGCGATCCATCATAAGCTCGGGCTTTACTTTTGCCATCTTAACGCTTGCATAAAATTTGCCCTCATACGCCCCAAGCGTAGCTACGGCGAAATAATCGCCCTTGCTTTTTCCTAGGGCGGGGTCAATCCCCATATAATAGGCGTCGCAAAGAGGCATCTGCTCGAAAGTTTGATACCCGCTAAAGCTTGCCTCCTCTTTACTTAGCGGCTCGTTTTGGTATTCGCTCATAAAGGCGCTTTTGGAGCTTAGAAACTCCTGTTTTATGCGCTCTTTATCCAGCCTGCTATCATCGAGCAGCAGCTCTTTCATATCCCACTTTTGCTCATCCACGTTTGCGGGAAAAGCGCGCACCAGCGGATAGGATAGAGTTTTGAAATCCACTCTTGCTTCGATGCGAAATAAGAGGCTATCGTAATGCAGCGTAGTACCGACTACTACGATATTATAAGCGTTATCGCCGCGGGCGGGCAGCTTCATAATAGCCTTTTCAAACCACTCATAAAGCTTGTCGCGCTGCGCTTTCGTTTTTACGTTTTCGTCGTTTTCCAGATCGTCGCAAATGATAAGATCCGGACGAAATCCTCGCCAGTTTTCGCCGCGGATCTTTTTGCCTGCGCCGTAAGCGGAAATTTTAAACGCCGTTTTTCCGCTATAAAATATGATCTCCTCCTCCGTCCATTTATCGCCCTTGCTGATACCAAAATCTCTAATCAAAAGTTCGTTTTCCTCAAGCTCATTTTTTATAAACTCGATCGTCTTTTTAGAGAGATTAATCGTAGCGCTAATGATTACGCAGTTGCGCTTTCGCACGGTTACCGCAGTATTAAAGAGTACCCAAAGCCTTGAAATCAAGGTAGTTTTGGCAGCTCCTCTATAAGCCTTAAAAAGCAGATGCCGATTTTTCGTGCTTAACTTTGCCTCATTTTTATAGAAATCGGCGCGAAATTTAGAGGTTTCAGGTAGGCGCACGTGAGCGCTAAAATAGATCCGTACGCACTCTTTAAAGCTTGCGCGCGCAGCCTTTATCCTAGCGTCTCTTTGCGGATCGATGGCGCGTCTTAGGGATTTGAGCTTGATGCGCAGTGCTTCAATATCTTCATTTGCAATCATTGCTTGAGCACCCGGCGTAAAATTTCATCCGCATTCGCAGCCAAAAACTCTGTCACGGCATCGCATTTTTTCTTCGTGGCAAGATCAGCAATCTCATTTATCGCGCGGCTTGCGGCGTCTAGCATTTGAGCCTTTATATCCGTTTTTAATGGGGCTTTAAGGCTATAATAGGTTTGCGTATAGTTTTTTAAAATTTCGAGCCTCTCCTGCGGCGGCAGCTCCTGCATCTGTGAAAACGCCCGCTCGAAGCTTTCTATCAGCGCAAGGATAAAACCTTGCTCGCTTTTGATGGTATTACTTTGCTCTCTGTTTTTTGCAAGCGCTAGCTCATCCCAGTCCTCGCCCGCGGCTTTTGCTCTAGCCTTGGCGGCATAGATACTTTGGCGACTTACGCCGCAAGCAGTAGCGATGTCGGTGATTGAGTAGCCTTTGATAAACATATCGCGCGCCGTTTTAACGTCCAAAATATTCTCCTAGTTGTGTCGCAATTCTTGGGGGACAAGAAGGGAGCTAATGGCGAGGCGCCCTCCTTCTTATCCCCCAAACCCCCAATTAACCCCTGCACGCTTACAAGGTGCGAGCCTGCGGCTCGAGTTATTGCGCTGCGCGCGACGAATTGCTCCGCTCGCCTAAAGCGGGTTAACACTTATATTTTTATCTCGCATTTTAGCCCGAAATTTTTTCCATTTCACTCTTGATAGCCCCTAAATAGAGTGATTTTAACGGCGTTTGTCCGTATAATACCGCCAAATTTCGAGACGGAGGCAGTATGAGACAAGGCATAAATAGCGTTTTAGAGCTAAATTTTAAGCAGGACGAAAAAGTAAAGGTTTCGCCGGTCGGCGAAGTGATAGGTCTTGACGGGCGCGCGTTTCGGATTGACGGCGCCGCACTGATAGCCTCCATAGAAAAAAACGCCCTTGATATCGCCCTTGATGAAAACCACAGCTTTGGCGCGGCTTTAGGGTGGTTTGATAAGGATAGTTTCGAGCTTAGAGATGGCGGGATTTACGCTAGCCTAAGCCTAAATAAAACGGGTGAGGAGCTTATCGGCTCGCGGGCGTATCGATACCTAAGCCCCGTTTTTGATATGGGAGAGAATAGACGGGTGATCGGGCTTGATAGCGTAGGGCTCGTAAATCGCCCAAATTTGCTAAATAATGCAATCAACTCAAAAGGAGAGGAAGAGATGGATAAAGAAATTTCGGAGCTTTCGGCGAAGATAGACGCCATGGGCAAGCAAATAGAGGAGCTTTGCGCAAATTTTGCCGCTAGCAACAAAGCAGAGGCTGTAAATACAAAGCAAGACGATGCCGCGGAAAGCGAAGCGAATGCAAAAGAAAGCAACGCGATAGTAGAAAAGATCACGGCGCTAGACGGGCAAGTACAAAAACTCAATTCGCTTTTGGGGGCTTTTTTCGGCAAAAAGGAGCTTCAAAAAAATAGCGCGTCCTCCTTGAGCGACGAGCAAAAAAAGGTAGCCTCGCTTTGGGGGCTGAGCGAAGAGGAATACGCAAAGGAGATTAGATAATGGCAAATTTTGAAGAGACATCGATCGGCTTTAAGGCGGTCTTTCAAAAGACCTTCAACGATACCAAAAGCGAGGCGGATGTTCTTGCTATGCGCGTAGAAAGCAACGATCTAAGCGAGAAATATGTTTGGCTGGGTAACTTTCCGATGATGAAGGAATGGGTCGGCGATAGGGATATCAAAAAGTTTAAGGATTACGGCTACGCGCTAGAAAATCAGCTTTTCGAAGCGAGCGTTACGGTGCCGAATACTCATCTTGAATATGACAAGGTCGGGCTCTATAAGCCTGCGATTGAGCAGATGGCGTTCAACGCGAAAAAATTCGGCGGCGCGCTGGTAGCGAAGATCCTTGCGACTGCAGCCGATCCGGCAAAGGGTAAATGCTACGACGGCAAGACGTTTTTTGCCGCCGACCATGCATCGGGTAGCGATACCTATGCAAATAGCGGCACCGGCGCGCTGGATACGGCGCATCTTTTGGCTGCGGAGGCCTATATGATCAGCATCAAAGGCGACACCGGGCAAGCCCTGGGCGTAAGTCCGACACATCTAATCTGCGGTCCTAAAAACCTTGCCGCAGCAATTACTGCAGTAAATAAGGAGCATTTAACCGCAGGCGAAACAAACCCTACTTTTAAGCGTTATAGTTTGCTCGTTTTACCTGAAATTACGGGCACCGAGTGGTATTTGATGGATCTAGGCAAACCGGTTCGCCCTTTTGTGCTTCAAGTTGCGAAAGACGGCGTATTTGAAAGCAGCGACGATCATAAATTTATGAAAGACGCTGCACTATTTGGCTGCAAAAGCTTTATGAACGCAGGATACGCGTTATGGCAGCTTGCCTATATGTCTACGGGAAAATAAGGAGATAAGATGCATTATTGTGCGGAGGATTTTTTAGAAAATGGACGAGGAATTTCTAAGCAGAGCGAGACAGAGTCTATTCAACAAGGCGGAAGTGAGCGAGGCTCTAGCGAAGCAAGCGATGGAGGAAGCCAGAGCGCTGAGCAAGAAAAAGGCGATTCCGAAACCCTCGCTAATGGATCTGGCGATGTTTCGACTGAAGCTACTACTGAAAATAGAGCCGACGCAGCTGGATCAGATACTAGCAAACGAGGCCCTAAGAGAAGCGGCAGCGATAAAAAATGATGACGGCAGCGGCGGGATAATCAAGAGCGGGCAGCGTAAAAGCGAGCTTAATCAAATTTAAAGATTCCCTCGCAACGCCAAGCTTACGCTCGCAGGGCGGGCTTCGCTCGCCCGAGAAATCAAAATATAAAGGAGAAAGAGATGGCTAGCAGCGATTATGTCACCCTAGGCGGCGGTAAGCTCTATATCGATGTCTATAAAGAGGGTAAGCCTACGGGTAGATTTGAATATTTCGGACTAAGTTCCGACGTAAGCATAAAGACCGAGCTTGAGAAGCTAGAGCATACCAACACTGAGGGGGCAACGCAGGCGATAGATAAGACTATCGTAAAAAGCCAAAGTGCGAGTATGAGCTTTAAAAGCGATGAAATTTCGATAAAGAATTTAGCCAGAGCCTATTTTGGCGAAACATCGCAAAGCGAAAAAACGGCTAACGTTAAAATTACCGACGCCAAAGCGGGCGAAATCGTCGATCTAGGAGCCGTAGGCGGCAATCTTAGTGCCACCGTAGGCGGAGGCGGCACCGCTCCAAAAAAGGATGAGGACTATAAGTATCACGCAAATAGCGGTATAGTCGAATTTCTAAAAGATATTTCCGGAGAGGTTACTTTGGCGCTGAGCGCCGGTATCCAAAAGGAGAAGATGAGCGCCTTTAAAAACAGCAAACTGGAGTGCGCGCTTATGTTTATCGGCGAGGCGGCGACGGGAAGCGCAATGAAAGCGACTTTTTATAAATGCTCCTTAAGAGCGGACGGAGATTTTGCACTTAAAGGCGATGATTGGCTTTCTATCAGTTTCAGCGTAGATATCTTAAAAGACGAAACCCGTCCGGCTGGGAATCAATTCTTTGAAATTTGCGCTCTTTAAGGATAGGGTTATGCCTTTTTTGAACGTGCGGGCTTTGGATTACGCTCTAATTGCGGTCTGCGTGCTAAGCACAGCATGGATTACGAAGCTGAAATTTGAAATTTCGTCTCTTAATAATGCCTACGCTTCAAAGCAGGCGGAAGCTCAAAGCTGCGCGGCAAGCCTAAGCTTACAAAATGCGGCGATAAAGTCGCTGCAGATTAAAGCAAGCGGGCTGAATGAGGATAAAATCAAGAGCGTCTCAAAAATTTATATAAAGGACAAAGGCTGTGAGAGTGAGCTTAGAGCGTATAAAATGCTTTTTAATAGCGCTTTTTAGCGTCTTTGCTCTTGGCGGCTGCGGGGCAAAAGAGCCGCAGATAAAGCAGGTATTCATCCCCGTAAAATGTAACCTAAAAATGCCGCTACGCCCCGCCGAAAGCTCGGATTTCGAGGCGCACAAGGCGCTAATGGCATACTTTCTAAAGTGCGAACAGATCGCAAAAGATTGCACACAGGGAGCGAATGAATGAGACCCGTTCTGCTCTATCTACTGCGCGCGGTGCTTTTGGTGATTTTTAATTTAGAACTTTTTGCGCTACTTGAGCTTTTTATCCGCAATACGAATGCGCTATTTTTGGCGTGGTCGTGCTGCATAGGCATTAGCGGGGCGCTTACGGCGTCTCCTGGGCGCTTGAGCCCACACGGCAAAGTATGAGAAATGGAGTATCTTGCTTATGTCTGTGCCGTCGGCGTCGCAGGCAGTATAGTAGCATGGTTTAGGCAGCCTTCCGCAACCGAAAAATCGCCGGCGGTAGCGCTACGCTCGTTTTTTACGAGGCTTTGCGACGGCTGTTTTAGCGCCTATATCATTTATGAGATCGCGTTTTTTTATGCCAAGGATATGCGCCTTGCTCTCGCAATCTGCGGGATAGGAGCGTTTAAAGGAAGCGGGATTTTAGATTTGGCGACAAGCTTTTTTAAAGAGAAATTTACTTTAAGAGACGATGAGGAGCCAAAATGAAAGAGACGCTGGAGTATTTAAAATCTAAGCTAAATCTTACGGCGGTAGCGAATACGGCGCTTATAGATCAAAACGGCGATTATCTGATTTTTAGCGGCTTTGAGAGAATTAGCGCGAACGAAACTAGCCTAAAATTTCAAATCGTTTTAGCGCGCAATACTTTAGATTGCGAAATTTACGGAATTTTAGATGAGATCATGGCGCTTAGCAACAAGCTTTTAAAAGATGAGGCAGAAAGGCGTGTCATCATCTTAAAAAGTGCCGAGACGCGTTTTATAAGCGAAAGCCTATACGCCTATATTTTTGATCTAAATTTCCCTATAAAACGAGTTAAATAGGAGTGAGAATGGATCTGTTTAAAAAAAAGACGTTGAAAAACGGCATTACGATTAGAGAATTATCCATCGGATTAATTTATAAAATTCAATCTGGCATCATCAAAAACGACGATATAGCCGAAATTTTAAAGCAGTGCTGCGATCTTAGCGCAGATAAGATTGAAAACCTAGGCTATAGCGCCGCAAATGAGCTTTACGAGGAGATTTTGCGCCTAACCTACGGCGATCTTACCGCAAGCGGCGAGGGCGGTAAAAAAAAATAGCCTATTGGATCTGCTACCTGCTAGAGCACGGCTTAGCTAGGGCGTGGGAGTTTCCTTTTAGCTTCGCAAAAGAAGCAATAGAGGGCTTTTCGCAGATAGAGGGACAAAGGCTTAAAGAAATTTCTGCGGCAATTAGAATCGCTCGCTTCGCGGACGACCGGGCGTTTAAAAAATTTATAAGCGAGGGAAGGGATGAAAGAAGCGGTATCGAAAGGCTTAAGGAATTTGCTAAAGCTTGATTTTTATGAGGCGCGGGTAAAGCTTATTCCGCTTTTTCGAGCAAGCTCACGCACAAAAGGCTCGTCTTTAGGCGAAATCCTAACTTCGGCTCGCTGCTCGCGGCTAAATTTATCTATATTTTTAAATATAAAATCTATCTCCGAGCGGCTTAGGCGCTTTTGTGCTTCGATTTTTGCGGCAATCCTTTGCGCCCTTTTGCGCGCAAAATACTCTTTTAACTGCGTCGCTATCGCAAGGCACATTAAAAAACCAAACAAGCCTTCGCCGTTTTTATCTGTAAAACCGAATAGATCCATTTGCTCGTCTCCTGAAAGCATATTATATCAAAATTTAAGGCAAAGCGCATGGCAGATCTAAAAATAAAAATAGGCGTCGAAGCGGACGCTAGCGGTGCCGAAAAGGTCAAAAAAGGGCTATCGGACGTAGAGGCTGCTGCACAAAAGGCAAGCAAAAGCACGGGCGTGCTGAAAAGCGCGCTAGATGGGATTAAATCCGACGCGTTTGCGAATTTGACAATCTCGCTGCGAGGGCTCAGCTCGGTTATATCTAGCGCTACTCAGGGCGTTAGGGAGTTTATCGCCGCCGGGCTAGAAAACAACACCACTATAGAGAATTTAAATGCTCGGCTAAGAAGCCTGATAAATGTCGCGGAAAAAAGCGGCAAGCTCGATCCGTTTGAAAAATGGAAGCTAAGCGGACAAAAGGCAAGCGCGGCGCTTGAGGAGCTTAAAAAGCTTGATAGCGAGCTTGATTTCAGCTCTAGCGATCTAGCCGCGATGTTTACGAGCTTTTACTCTACCGCTAGCTCAAATATGAGCCTAGAAAAGGCTCTCGCGCTGTTTCGCAATATCTCATACGCAGCCCAAAGCTCGGGCGCGGATGTAAGCTCGCTAAAAGCGACGCTAGATAGCGTGGGCGCAGGCATAATTCAAACAAATACGGACTTCGGGCTGTTTTTAAAATCCTTGGGGCTTCAGACCGAAAGCCTAAAAAGCGCGATAGAAAACGGCTCGTTTTTCGACGTGATGAACGAAAAGCTTAAAATTTTCGGCGAGCAGGCTTCCTTTAGCGCTCCGAAATTTGAAGCCCTAGTAAGCTCTTATAAGGCAAGTATGGCGGAGCTACAAGGAGAGGCTACTAAGCCTTTGTTTGAGGGGCTTAAAAATTCCTTTGCAGAAATAAATGAGTATCTCTCAAACGATGCGACGCTTAGGCAGGCCTTGCAGAACTTCGGCGAGGGTATAAATGAGATCGCAAGCGGTATTTTCAACAAAGATACCTTCGAAGCTGCCGCTAATGCCGCGGCGCTGCTTGCAAACTCCATAGGCTCGCTTATAAAAGCAGCCTCCGCTTTAAGCGATATAGCTATGCCTGATTGGCTTGCCGGAGAAAAGGATGCAGGAGTTTTTTCTACCGCGGCGCGAGGATTAGGAGAGCTTGCCGAGGCGCTTAACAACATATTTTATATCCCCGCAAATCTTAAATTTGACCTGCCTTCATATATGCTTAAAGCGACGCAAAATACCAATGATTTTCGCTCAAGCTTAGCAAATTTAGGCGTAGAATTAGAAAAGACGGGCAATGTATGGAACCTAGGCAAAAACGAAAACCTAAGCACGGAAGCTGCCGCAAAAGGGATAGCTGCCGCAGATGAAGCGCTTAGAGGGCTTAGAGCAAGCCTTGAGGGGCTAAAAGAGGTAAGGCTTGATAAGGTTGTAGAAGCGGACGCAAAAAATCAGATTGAACTGCAGATTAATCAAATAGAGAGACTTAAGCAGGGTCTTACCTCTATGGTGGATGCGCGCGAGGCTGCAAATAACGCGATTATAAACGATAATAAAAGGGTTTTAAACGAGTTTTTAAAGGATGCCGATGCGCGTATAAAAAGCCATGACCGCACTATCGCTTCGCTGCTTGCAAAGGAGCAAAGTTACAACTCGCAGCTTGAGCTGATGGCACAGCAGCGGGTGGGTATAGAGGAGAAATACGCCCGCAGCCGTGAGAGTTTGGAATTTAGCGCGGCAGAAAAGATCCGTCTAGCAAATCAGGCAGGGATGAGCGAGGAGGCGAAATTTAACGACGACCGCTTGGCCCTATCTCGCTCGCTAAGCGCGGCAAAAGAGGCGCTCAATAGTAAAGACCTGGAAAGCTTCAAACGCTATGCCGATCAGGCCGCGAAAATCAACGATAGCCTAGGAGCGCAAAAGAGCCTAGGAAGCGGTAAAAACGCACAAACTATCAATAGGGCCGCGGATTACAAAAATACCGTAAATGAAATTTTGGCTCTAAATTTAAGCGCAAACGAGATGCAAAAAAGCGCCGATCTTGCCGCTCATGACGCCAAGATGGCAAATATTGCCGCCGAAAAGGCGGCGGTAGAGTCTAGCCTGCAGAGCGAAAAGGCACTTTATAATGAACTCATCGCGCTAAAACAAAGGGCTGCAGAGGGCAAGATAGATTTTAGCGCCGAGGGTTTTGAAGAGGTAAAAACCAAAATCGCCGAGCTAAAAGACGCAATGAACGGAGGGGCTAGCATAAAAATAACCGCGGACGACGCGGCGGCGCAAGAGGCGAAAAAAAGCCTGCAAGCTCCAAGCTCAAGCATCCATACGATCGATCCGGATGCTAAAGCGGCGCAAAAGACGATCGAGGCTCTTAAAAGGCCCACATCATCGGTTCATACGATCCACGTCAAAACCATAGGCGGAGGTAAAATTAAAGGCGCAAATGCCGCAGCTTTCGCCGCAGGCGGAGCGGTGGAGCTTTTTAGGCGATATAGCGGCAAGATCGCCGGGCATGATACCGTAGGCAGGGATGATGTGCCTGCGCTACTAAGCAGAGGTGAGTTTATCCAAAACGTCAAAGCCGTAGACTACTACGGCGCTAAATTTTTTGCACGGCTAAACGCTAGAGCGATCCCAAAAGAGAAGTTAGCCCACTTCACTAGCGGTGGACTTGTATTAGCTCGCCAAAATAGCGAGTTTATGCAAAGAATAGATATGAGCATAAGCTCCGCAGATGTTAGGAGGTTAGCCAATAGGCTCTCCGATAAATTCTATTCGATGATCGATAAAAGGCTTTTTAGAAACGGGCTCGACGCCGTTAGGTCATGGAATAAACAATACCCGGGATTTTTTAAAATTAAAGGGAACGATTATTTTACGAATTTCCGCGCTCTTGCCGAGGATCTATTATCTAGAGCGAAGCAGGGTCTGAATATAGAGGGTTACGCCGCCGAGTTTATAAAGCCGAATGCCGCTGCTGCTAAAAACGTAAATTTAAACTTCAATTTAGGCGGGGCAAGCTACAAAGCTCAAACCGACGAGGACACCGCGGCGGCGCTTCAAAGATATTTAAAAGGAGCTGGAGTATGAGACTAAAAGCCGTAGAAAACGTAAAACTCGACGAGCCTTTGTTTTTACAAGACGAATTTAGGAATTATTCGCTTATAGCGGCAAGCGAGACCGCTATAAGCGGAGCGGAGATAGTATTTTTAAGGGAGCGCAAAAACAGAGCCCTTGTATTTTCCAGTGATGAGATCGCATGGCAAAGCAAAGCCTGCATAGACGCCCTGATCGCTCTAGCCGAAAGCTCTGCCGATAGTGAGCTTGTGCTGCTAACTGATACGGGGCAAATCAGAGCAAGGTTTGATTATACGGACGCTGCGGTCAGCGCAGAGCCGCTTTTTAAAAGCGCAGAGCCGCTCTTTTATTTGACACTTAAATTCAAAGAGGTTTAAAAATTTTGAGAAGTGAAATTTTCAAAAGCGGCGGGGTGCTTCCTAGCCGGCCCGAGAAATCAAAATATAAAGGAGTCAAAAATGGCGGGAATTGAATTTTATAAGGACAAAGAGTGCACGCAAAGAGTGGGAACAGGGGATAAATTACTTCCAAGTCCTAGAATTTCGATCTTTACCCCCTCGACTAAAACCGACGAAATGACGATTTATGCAAAGATTACGGATCTTGCCGCTACCTTTTATCCGCACGTAACGCTACTTTATGATAAGCGCGATATCGAATATCTAGGCTTAAACGCCGGGGGCGTCGACATGAAAATATTTGAGGTTACGGGCGAAGGCAAGGATGCGCTGGAGCTTAGCCCGCTAAGCGGCTCTGCGCCGCTTGTCGTTGGTGAGTGCTATGCTTTTTCCGGCTCGCAAAATCCTCTTCGGGTAGATAGGATAGAGGGAAACAAAATAAAATTTACCGATGCGGAAGATCTCTCATATATCAAAAAGGGGGAGTTTGCTTTTAAGCTACTTCCTTTGGTTGCGGACAAAGCTACGGCGAGCGAAGCGGGACATG